GACTTGTTATCACAGCAAGATCAAAGAATTATTATGAGTTCTTTTTCGCAAAGAGAAAAAGAGCAATTTTGTGGTATAGGTGGTCTAGTTGAGTACTCTTTGGAGTTAGCAAAAGCAGCAAGCAGTTTGTCAAAAGCGTTAAGCTATGATATTAACAAAGCTTCAATTATTAAATGCGCGCTCCTTTCAATTCTGGGAAGAGTTGGAACGCTAACAATTAACAGGTACACAGATACTACTTCAGAGTGGCATAAAGAAAAGCTAGGACAATATTATGATTGGAATGAAAATTGTCCTAAGTATCAAGTTAATGATATGACGCTTTATATACTACAACATTACAATGTTAAGCTAAGCTGGGATGAGTGGAATACAATATCACTGATAAGAGAAAGTAGCTCAGAAAACAATAAGTTTTATGGACATCATAAATCAAGACTCGCTACTATAATGGGATTAGCAAATGAAGTTGTGCTTAAAGATGAATTAGATAAAATTATGGAAACATATACAATACCTTTTTGATATATACATTAAAGAGGTATTGAAATGAATAGTGATTTATATTATCTTGTTTTAGAAGCTTTACTTGATGAAGCAGAATTAAATGAATTTAGTTCTATGGGAGGAGGCGCTGTTGGCGGAGTAGCTACACCTTTAGGTGCAGGATCTTCTGGAAGCGTTACTTATAGAGACGGAAACAGTAAGAGTGATTCTGCTTATAAAAAATCAAAGAAAAAACAATCTAAAAAACAAAAAAAATCTAGATCACCTTCTTGGTATATTAAACATGGTCCAGCTAAGAAAACTTTACGTGAGCAAAATGCAAACTCTTCTTCATAATGCTATTGAGTTAGTATTAAGTAGATACTGGAATTAATTAAAAATTAAAAAATTAAAAATTAACGTGTAAATTTCGAATCATTATATTATAATCATAATGTTTGGTTCAAACAAAAATATTAAATATTGCTAAATAAAAATTAAACAATTAGAAAGGGCATATTTTATGGCTATCGACTTAGCAGCAATCCGCAAGAAACTTAATCAAATTAGTGGGCAAAACTCAAAGAGGAACGTGATGTGGAGGCCTGAAGAGGGATCTGAAACAACTGTTCGTTTGCTAGCTTATCCTGATAATGATGGGCAACCTTTTAAGGAGCTAATGTTTTATTATAACATTGGAAATAATCCAGGACTTTTGTCACCATATCAGTTTGGAAAAGCAGATCCAATTCAAGAGCTTATTACAAAGTTACGTGATGAAGGATCAAAGGAATCATATGAGTTAGCTAAAAAGCTTTACCCAAAAATGAGATGTTATGCACCTGTTGTAGTTCGTGGTGAAGAAGATCGTGGCGTAAGACTTTGGGCATTTGGAAAGCAAGTATATCAAACATTGCTAAATTATATGCTAGATGAAGACTACGGTGACATTACTGATCCGACAGAAGGCCGTGACGTACGTATTACATGTACTAAGCTTCCAGGAAAAATGTGGGCTACAACAGATGTTAGACCTCGTGGTAAAGATTCTCCTCTTTCTGAAGATTCTTCTAGTGCAAAGAAGTGGTTAGATAACATTCCTGACGTTAATGATATGTTTGAAATGAAATCTTATGGAGAGCTTGAAACAATTGTAAATGATTGGCTTAACGGCGATGATGAAGACAGTAACAAAGAGACTTCACGTGGAGGCAGTTGGGGAAACAAAGAAACTCAAGAAAAGGATGCTAACTCTCCCGATGCAATTAGTAGCAAGTATAGTTCTCTAGATGATGCATTTGCTGATCTGGAAAGTCTTTAAACATTTAAACAAGGGTTAAATATACTATGGCAAAGAGAAAGCCTAAAAAAGAGCCTTTAGATGATTTCACAACAGATCTTATTAAGTCTCTAAACAAAGAACGTGGTACTAGAGTAGCATACAATTTAAGCTCAGACGAGTCACCTACACATGTTAATAGATGGATTAGTACAGGTTCTAAGCAACTTGACTATATGATAGCTAATCAGCGTGATGGTGGATTGCCAGAAGGTAGAATTGTAGAGATATTTGGTCCTCCAAGTATTGGTAAGTCACATATTGCAATTCAAATTGCAAAGTCTACCCAAAAAATGGGTGGTATAGTTGTATATATTGATACAGAAAATGCAACATCTATAGACAACCTTAGCGCATTAGGTGTTGATATAGCAAGGAGATTTGTATATGTTGATACTCACTGCACTGAAGAAGTATTGTCAATTGCAGAAAGCACTATTTTAAAAGCTAAAGCAATGAACAAAGATGTTCCTGTAACAATCATATGGGACTCTGTTGCAGCAACTTCGCCTAAAGCAGAATTAAATGGTGATTATGACAAGGAGTCAATTGGTTTACAGGCGAGAGCTATTTCCAAAGGAATGAGAAAAATTACAGGAGTGATCTCTAACGAAAAAGTTCTATTTGTTTGCTTAAATCAAATTCGAACAAAAGTTGGTGTGTTATATGGTGACCCTATGACAACTCCTGGCGGACATGCAATACCATTTCACAGTTCAGTAAGAATCAAACTAGGTGCTGGTTCTCAAATCTTAAACAAGGACAAAGAGCCAATTGGTATTAATGTTTCTGCCAAGACAATTAAAAACAAAGTATCAGCACCTTTTAGAACATGTCTTTTTGAAATACACTTTGGTAAAGGTATTAGAGAGCATGAGCAAATATTTGATTTGTTAAGGAAACATGGGCCTGAAACAATTGATAAACATACTGTAGAAGTAGCTGGAGCAGGTGCTTGGAAAACATTGTGCGTTTACTCATTAGAAGGTGAAGTTATTATTGAAAAGAAGTTTTATAAATCAGACTTTAATGAAATAATCAGCGATAAAGAATATGGGCCTTGGATAGATAAACTTTTAGAAAAAGTTATGATTAGAAAGAACAGCACAGATGATCCAGACATTGATCATGAAAGTTATGTTGAGGTTCAAGAAATAGCAAAAAAAATCATGGAAACACATGAAGATGCATTTGAAATGTTAAAGTAATATGACTGAAAAGCCTGAGATTTATATTGATGGCTTAAACGTTTTTATGAGACACTTTGCCGCCAACCCATCTCGCTCGTTAAATGGGCAGTTGTGTGGCGGCATTTTTGGTATGTTAAGAAATATACAACAGCTATCAGAAAAGTTTAAGCCAAATAAAATAGTAGTAGCTTGGGAAGGTGGTGGTTCTGTAAGAAGAAGAAACATCGACCCAAACTACAAGAATGGACGAAGACCAATTCGACTTAATAGGAGTGAGTATAATGAAGACATACCAGACACAATAGAAAATAGAAACTGGCAATTAAAAACTTTAGTAAACATTTTATATAAAACGCCTGTAACACAAATTTATGTCAATGATTGTGAAGCTGATGATGTGATTGCTTACTTAACATCAGCAAAAAAAACAAATAGTCAAAAAATAATTGTGACATCAGATAAAGACTATTATCAGTTAATAGATGAGAAAACAAAAATTTGGAGCCCAAACAAGAAATTATTAATTGACGAAAAATATGTATTAGATATGTGGGGAGTTACGCCTCAAAATTTTTGTACTGCCAGATGTTTTAATGGTGATCAAAGTGATGGAATAAAAGGCGTAAAAGGAGTAGGCTTTAAAACAATGTCAAAACGATTTCCAGATTTAAGTACGTGCAAAGACATGTCAATTAATGATATATTAAGTATTGCAAGGCAAGAAGTTGAAAACGGAAGCAACCTTAAGCTGTTTAAAAACATAATTAACGAATACTCGAATATACAAAAAAACTGGAAGCTAATGTATTTAAACTCTGCAATGTTAAGCGGTGACCAAATCAAAAAAATTAACTATCAATTAGAAAACAAAGAAGAGAAAATTAATAAATTTGAATTGCTTAAGTTGCTCAACAAACAAGGCTTAAATTCGTTTGATATTCATACTTTTCTGCTAACAATCAAATCAAGCATAAGGACACAAATATAACATGAGCTTAGAAAAGAACTTTTCAAAGTTTGGGAAACCTTTTCAAGAAAAGGTTTTTCAAGGAATGCTGACTGATACAACTTGGTCTGCACAAATGATAGAAGTAGTAGATCCAGAATATTTTGATCTAAAGTATTTGAGTTTTTTATGTGATAAATACTTTTCATATTTTAAAAAGTATAAAACATTTCCAACACTTACAATACTGATAACTATTATTAAAGAAGACCTGTCTAGATCTAAAGACTTAATATTAAGAGATCAAATTATTGAGTATCTTCATAGGATGAAAACAAATCCAGATATTGGCGACTTGCAATATGTTAAAGATAAGTCGCTTGAGTTTTGCAAAAGGCAAGCTTTTAAGGATGCATTAGAAAAAAGTGTTGAATTAATTCAAACTGAAAAGTATGAATCTGTTTTGGGCATCATGAAAGAAGCAATATCAGTTGGCATGCCAAACTCTACTGGGCACAACTTCTTTGAAGACATTGAAGCAAGATTCGTACAGATAAATAGACAGGTATGTCCTACTGGTTTGGATCGTCTTGATTGTCATGACATTCTTAGAGGTGGTCTAGGTAGAGGTGAGCTTGGAGTAGTTGCTGCTAATACTGGTGTAGGCAAATCACACTTTTTGGTTGCAATGGGCTGCGCTGCCATGAGAGCCGGCAAGAATGTAATACATTATACTTTTGAATTATCAGAACATGAAACTGGTAAAAGATATGATTCGAATCTTTGTGATATGCCTTCAAATGAAGTTATTGAAAGAAAATCTGAAGTTGTTAATAAATACAAGAGTATGGAACTAGGCAAGCTTATAATTAAAGAATACCCATCAGGCTCTGCATCTGTAATGACAATAAGAAATCATATTGAAAAACTTACACTTAAAGGATTTCAGCCAAGCCTTATTATAGTTGACTATGCAGACGTTATGAAGTCTTCTAAAGCTTATGACTCTTTAAGACATGAATTAAAGCTTATTTATATAGAACTTAGAAATCTTGCAGGCGATATTAAAATACCAATATGGACAGCATCTCAAGCTAATAAGGAATCTTCTAAGGCAGATGTGGTTGGACTCGAAAATCTTGGAGAAGCATATGCTAAAGCACAAGTTGCTGATGTTGTATTGTCAATCAGTAGAAAGCCAATGGAAAAAGCTGAAGGCACTGGAAGAATATTTGTAGCAAAGAATCGTGCTGGGAGAGATGGTTTATTATTCCCAATTAATATCGATACAGCAAAATCTAAATTTAAGATTTTAGACGATACTTCACTGACATTAAACGAAGCTGTATCACAAGACAACAACAGTATGAAAGAAAAGCTAAGAGAAAAGTGGAAAGAAGTGAATAGAAAAAATGATTAATTTTACAATCACAAAAGCGTTGCAAAATGTATTAGAAAGCAAAAGCATTGAAATTAATGAGTATGCTCCTGCATACAATGGAGAAAGTGCGGGTCTTGACTTGTATAACGCAGGAGAGGACGTTTCTATTTTGCCCGGTGATCATTTGCTATCAAATAAATTAATTCAAATCCCTACAGGTATAAAAATTAATGTACCTAAAGGTTACGTTGCTTTAATCAAAGAGCGAGGCTCGATTGCAAAAACGCCCTTAAAAGTAAGGGCAGGTGTTATTGATTCAGGTTATACAGGTGAAGTTTTTATTAATTGTGTAAACATAGGTAAAAATGGGCATATGATATATCAAAATAGCAAGCTCCCATTTCAGCTAATTGTTGTTAAATGTGATAACGAGTTTAAAAATATAAGTAATAAAGAATTCAATGATATAGTTGCAGATTCTAAAAGAAAGAGTGGAAAAATAGGAAGTTCTAATGAACAAAACAAGGAGAAGCATGAAAGCTAAAATCGATGCAAGTATTGTCAAGGAAAAAACGCTAGAGTATTTTAATCATGATGAACTTGCAACAAACGTATGGATGACAAAGTATGCATTAAAAGACAAACAAGGCAACTATCTGGAAGTAACTCCAGATGATATGCATGAAAGACTTTCGTCAGAGTTTGCAAGAATAGAAAAAAAGTATAAGACAAACGAGCTATCTAAGAAAGATATTTATGAATATCTAAGAAACTTTAAATATATTGTTCCCCAAGGTTCACCAATGTCTGGTATTGGTAATGATCATATAAACATTTCATTATCAAACTGTGTTGTAGTTGAGTCGCCAGAAGACACTGTGTCTTCTATAATGAATAGTGGTAAAGATCTTGCAAACTTATTTAAGCGAAGGTGCGGTGTAGGATTAGATATTAGTGAGTTACGACCTGAAGGCGCGACTGTTAACAACTCTGCGTTAACAACATCAGGATCTTGGAGTTTTGCTGATTATTTTAGTAATGTGTGTAGAATGATTGGACAAAATGGTCGTCGCGGCGCACTCATGATCTCTATGGACATCAGGCATCCCGATATTGAAAAATTTGTTGTTATGAAAAATGACTTAACAAAAGTCACGGGTGCAAATGTATCTGTTAAAATAACAGACAAGTTTATGGAAGCAGTTGACAACAATAAAGATTTTACTCTTCACTTTCCAATAGGGTCAGAAAAGCCAACATACGAAAAAGTTATTAAAGCAAATGATTTGTGGGATTTAATAGTTAATTCTGCTACAACAACTGCAGAGCCCGGGCT